CGCCTTTCTGCACATATCCATTTAACAACGGTTCGACCGCAATAGTACGATCTACTAAAGTGGTCTTTGGCACGAAAACAATTTTATTGTGCTGTACCAGCTGTACCCTGCTACGGACCTCCTCTTGGAAGGTCTCGTAGTCGAAGCAAACAGGACTCTCAGGTCTAGGATTGAGTAACTCCCAGACAAGGGGGTCCTGCGCTAAGGCGGACACGGCATACGGAAGGGCGGCAGGAGTACACGACCACACCTTGGATAGGAATTTCCTAGCCAAATTGGTGCGGTTGCCGTGGACTCCTACAGATGCCCCAGGCCCAAAGTCGCATTCCTGGTAGATAGCCGGCATACTCAGAGGACCGAGTACGTAAGCTATCCAGTCAGACATCCTTCTCAGGATTTCTGTATCAGGATCCCAACGTGGCATTTCGCGACGTTGGAATTTCAAGTTGTATTTCCGGCAGCGGTTTTCTGCTTCCAGAAACTTCCCTTTAGCCTTCTCACGAGCACTTTTCTTGAGCTCGGGGGCAGGAAAAGGGTACTTCTTGATTAAAGCGACTAACTGACTCGCTGCGTAAGTCTCAGCAGCGGTAGAATGCACTGCACTACCAAAAGAGTCAGCCCAGGCAAGTAGTTCCCCATATTTCCGACCCTGTAATAGGGTCGAGACATGGTTTGCTACTGTCGGGAAAGCCTCCAACTTCTGGAGCAGGATCCTTTCGTACAAATGGAAGGCATCCTGCTTCAAGTTGGTGTCCAAATGACGTAAACGTTTCGTTAACGACATGAACTTTGGGAAGGTCATTGCGATCTCCTATAAGTATACCATAAATAGTGGACCATTTATGGTAATGAATGAATGCAATCATCAAAATAATTAAGATGGCTGCAAGCCAATAGAGGTACTTCATGCGAGTAAACCTGAACAGGCTCGTAATTAATACGAGATGTTCAGATTCTCCGCAAGAGTCTTACTATTGGCGCCGGAAAGAAAAGCTCCGACATCATTCAACATGGCATCAACGTCCGCCGAAGCAGCTCCAACGGGAACCGAGATCGAGACCTGGACGATAGCGTCACCAGTTGTGGTGAGAGCATTCGTCAAAGTCAAGGTCCTGGTCAGCTTGGCACTGGAACGGCCTACGCCGCTAAAGGTCGTAGTTGGCTTGGGAGCCACACGAGCGAGTTGGAAATCATCCTTCACGCTAAGTGTGTGCGCCGCGCCAACATAACCGATAGCGTCCGAATTATATTTATCGGCAGTGTAGGTCTTCGTGTTGAAAGTAAGTGACATAGGGAATAACTCCTTAAAAGTTTCTTAGAACGGTGAGTCGGGATGACTCCTCAAATCCTAAGTATTTTCTGAGCGATAAGCGTGAGACCATCAACCACACGAGCGTCAGCTAAGACGTTCGAGAGGGAATTTGGTCGCACGACTATGCCCGGAGACGGAACGGAAGTATCACGTGTTACGGTTTTAATCGTAGTCACGTACACATCCCCCGGCTGACGGGCGATATCCACTGTATGGCCAGCACTAGCCGTCGCAGATAGGACTTTAACAGTCCTTGTCTGTAAACGGGTGGTTTTGGTCCAAGCGGATACCGGCTTTTTGGTTAAATACGGAATCGCACTGTTCAAGAACGCACCTACGTTGACAAACCAATCAGCAACGAAGCTGAAAGGTAAGAGCTCCCAAGGAAGCGCAAGCATACCGCTTGCGTCGATTCCAAGAGTGCTCGGCAACGTGAGTTCTATATCACACACCATTCCACACTCGACAGTAATTTCGTCGGTGATGGTAGTGGAGTATAATACATCACAATGTGTCCAAGGACAGTTGATGAACGTATTCGTGGTATAGGACTGTGTGGAGGCAAAACCTTTGCCACGTACAGTTCTACGAACCACCTTCTTAGGCTCGTTCCAAGCCTGCAAAGAACCATTGATGGATGAGATAAGGGGACGAACCCCAAATCTGAATTGCAACCACATATTGCTTGCCCATAACGCATATCCTTTCGCCTTAAGTAACGCCTTGCTCTTAGGAGAACTCAAAATCCTCCCAAGGCGGGTGTTAGCCAAAGCAATAGGATCAGCGAGCATGGAAACGGTCTGCTTATACTCTGCGATATCTTGCAGAATATCGGCATCGTTCCCACGTAGGGCTTGATAACAATTAGTGGCTGCAACGGTCGTAGCGGCAGATATTTCACTGCTGCTAAGAAGCGTCGATATCGTTTTAGGATCGGTGGCGCCGGAAGACCCGTGCTTGACAAAGTCAAACATAGGACCGTCGAACCGATCATAATAGTACGTGGACGTACCACATTTATGCCGTACCGAGGTATATTGCCCCGACGCGGAATACGTGGTAGTAACCTGTACCATGGGATTGTTAATATACTCTCCCTTGCGACTGCGCTTAAAGAAATTAGTCGTCAAATTGTCACTCATGCTAACGGAAGTTCCAACAGAATTCTTCTGGTATGAATAGTGCGTCGAGCCATAAATACAGCTCTGATACACCCATGCATTCCAGGCAGGTTCGAGATTGAAACCGCCGCTAGTACGAGTTCGCATATAAGACATAATTTCTTTACCTCCATCAATAAAAGGGTCTAGATCAACTTGATCTGTTTCCCTCGTTGGACAACGCCGTGATCATGCAGCATCTGGATAAACTCTTCTTCAGTACGGTTAGTCACCGAGGACGGGAATGTCTCCCCAATCCAGGTTAACTCCTTCTGACGAAGAGCTCTCTTTATAAGAACAAAGAGGCTGACTAAACTTTCATCAGCCATGTTCAAAAAGAGAGCATCAACCGAGCTGCTTAAGATCTTTAGATCATTAGCAGCCAAGGTGACATCCAAAATGTGCTCCACGTTACCTGCATCCCAGTAAGGAATGCTCATAACGAGAGACACATTACCGGTGTTAGTATCAATATTACATTGAAACATGATGATTCTCCTTTCATAAAACGGATCCAGACGCGACAAGTTGTCACGACGTAAATCCAAGAACACCGTTTGCCAAACGGCATTCGGCAAAGATCTGTGCTCATTGAACGCAGATCACGACACCAAGCTCCAAACGCATTTACCCTCAACCCTGCCATCTCGGTTTTAGAAACGAGATAGCTCAAGGGCGGGCAAATGCA